TAAATGACAATATTTTGTATTCCACAACCAATCTTTTGGATCGGTTTCATCGTTTACTTGAAAGTTATATGCCCAAGAAATAGATCCGCTTAATAATTTAGTTTGTTTGGATGTCTTTAAAAATATTATCTTCTAAAAAATTGTCAATAACCTTCATTAATTCAAATGGAAAGCCACGTGAACTTGGTCTGTGTCGGCAGCAACTAATCCCATGTTGCCGACATTATTACCCCTTGAAATCATTATTCTATGAGATGAGGTTGTTATAGTATTATCAATATCAAAGTGATAAAGAATACCACCAGAACCCCTATAAATACCCTGAGTTATAGTGTAGTTTGTATTAGCGAAATTCCCATCAAAATTTATAGTGTACTGTCCAGCCCCATGATCGCTTATTGATGAGACACCAAGATCATTTCTTATGCTGTTATTAGTACCGTCAAAGTTAACAAATTTCTTCGCTGCTCCTGTAACAGTAGGAATTGATGAAGCAGTTATATAGCCAGCACCATTTGTTAGCTGGTTATTATTGGTAACATTAGTAGCTCCAGCAGCTATGCCGTCTAATTTTGAACCATCAGAAGCTATATCTCTGCCATCTAAAGTTCCAGATAGTGTTACGTTTCCATTTCCTTGAACACGAAATGCCTCACTTCCACCTCCAACAACTCTTAAACCGTAACTAGCAGAAGAGCCAACACGAATATCAACTCCATATTCTGTTGCACTACTATTATTCTTATCAACTATTATTCCCCAATCACTATTACTAGTTGCTGTGACGTGCAAAGTAGCGTCATTAGTTCCATTTCCTGCTCCACCGTTTATATTTACTTGTCCAGTTACATCAGCACCATTACTTGTAGTTTCTAGCTTTTTACTGTTATCGTAATATAGCTCTACTGCTCCGTTTTGAAGTGCGTGTATAGCGTTATCAGAACCACCAGATGTAGCATTTGTACCTAAAAGCCAACTTGTTCTTGCTCTTTGGATAAGTGCACCTGTTACTAAAGATGCAATGTAGCTATCCGTTCCATCGTGATAAATTTGTAGATCTTGAGAATCACCAAAATGTAAAATTCCAGTTGAATTGCTTACATCAGCATCATCCAAATAGGCTGATCCTTGAATATGTATGTTTTGATTAGCTCTAATTCCATGACTATAAGTTTCAAGCTTTTGAGCATTATCAAAATATAACTGTACTGCTCCATCATCTTTTAACTGCATCAAGTTTTCAGACCCATGCTGAAAAATTAAATCGCCAACAGCATTTTTAATATAGCTGTTGCTTCCGTCGTGATAAAGTTGTAGATCTGAACCAGCACCAAGATTAATTTTATAATTATCAGCATCGGTCATATCTAAATCACCGATTATATTGATAGCATCACTACGAGTATGTAATTTTCTAGTGCCATCGTGATACAACTCTACTGCTCCGTCAGTAATAGCTCGAAGCATATTCTCAGTACCATGTCTTAAATTAATTGCCTGGTTAGAATTACATAGTATGTTTAAATTTCCTGTTGAATTAGTTATTGCAAAGTCAGCACCAGAATGCTCTAGCGTGCAATCATCACCCGAACCAAAATTAGCACTTACTCCATCATCAAACTTTAATTTACTTGCCGAGGAATCAAATTGTATATCTTCACCTGCATTATCAGGGTTATCAAGCCATAAATCTCCTATGATTTTTGTTCCCAAATTGGTTGTTTCAAGTTTTTTATTGCCATCGTAAAACAGTTCTACAGTGCCATTTGGAACGATATTAATAGCATTTTCTCCATTAGATGTTGCCTGTATTTTTAAAGTTCCACTATCATTTGTATTTCTAATTCTACTTATATCGGATGAGTGATAAATTTGTAGGTCATCACTTGATCCAAATTTAGCAATTTTGCTATCAGCTAATTTTAAAGATTCTAAATTATATAAAGCTCTACCACTGTTTAATACATTTGTGCCACCAATTTGAAGATTACCACTAGAAATATCTAAGTTACCTGTTACATCTAGCCCTGCACCAACGTCTAAGTTGCCAGTTATGTCAACGTGTCCATCTGTATTTACTATAAATCTGTCAGCATTATTTGTTGAGTCGTGAAGTCTTAAAACTCCATTGTTGTTGTAAAGTAGATAGTCTGGATTTTGACCATCATCTATAAAACTTACACCTGGTTGACTTCCTGTTATTGTTATATTGCCACTACCTAAAGTTCCAGTTGTAACTACATTTTGCGATCCAAAGTCAGGATCAATCTTTGATCCAGCTATAGCTGCATCTGAAGCTACATTATTATTTGATATTTGAAAAGCTGTTCCAGCAGCAATATGACCTGTTACTAATTGTCCAGCAGCTATGTTGCTTTGTGTAACTGCAATTCCATTTGGTAATGTTCCACTATTTAACTTAGATAAATCTATCGCTGCACTTGCATTAATATCAGCATTTACAATAGCTCCATCTTGTATGTGTTCAGTTCTAACAGCACCATCAGCAATATTTTCCTGACCTATAATATCAACACCTAAATGAACATGATCTATAGAGCCGTTAGCAATTTGGTCTGAATCTACCGCATCATCAGCAATTTTTGCATTAGTAACTGCATCATCTGCAATAGAAGCCGTTCCTATAGTGCCAAAACTTAAAACACCACTACCATCTGTTTTTAAAACTTCGTTAGCAGAACCATCTTCGGGAAGTGTATAAGTAACTGTGCTACTTAAAGAATTTGGCCCTTTAAAACTTATGTGGTTAATATTTGTGTTGTCTGTATCAAATTTAATTATATCGTTTTGGCCTAATATAATACCACCAAAAGCAAAAATTGTATCTGAAAAACTACCAGAGGTACAACCAATACTTCCTGTAGCTGTAATACCTCCTGTTACATCAATACCCGAAGAATCTACAGTTAATCTATTTGCTTGAGCAGTATTATCTCTTATAACAAAAGCACCGAGATCAACTTTTAATTGGTAATCAGGATTATTATTTGAGTCACTAAAAAGAATACTTGGTGCGTTTGCCGTTATTACTTGATTACCCGAAGCAAAAGTTCCAGTTGTTATTATATTTTGCGATCCAAAATTAGGCGAAATCTTTGTTCCAGCTATCGCTGCATCAGAAGCTACTTTTGCGTTATTAATAGCTCCATTAGCTATTGTTATTACTGCCGAGTTATTTATTGTTGCGTCACCATTCAAAGCTTGTAATGAACCATCACCATTTGCATCCCCAACAATGATATGGCCGCTATTTACTGACAGTTTGTTTACAGGTAAATCGTTTTGAATTTTTGCAGCAGTTACAGCCCCAGCGTCAATCGTAAAAGTATCACCACCGTTGCTGACTGTAATATCTCCCTTATCCCCGTCACTAATTCCACCTCCACCTGATATTTCAGCT